TTGTACCAATAACACAAGCGAACACGTCATTATCATCCATATATTCAAACCTGGTCTCCACCATATCAACCAAATATAATCCTATCAATAAATAACTCAATATAATCATCGATCTCACACTAAATATTAATATCCCCATTAATATGCTCCCATCCATTTAGCAAGTAACACTTTACTATCTTTATTACTCATATTAAATTTCAACTGAACACTTTGACAAGATTCAAACATATTCATCTCACCACTCTCTTTAAGTTCATCTAAATAATTAAATACCTCACACTCAATTGGATTATCATTATCACTTTGTGATTCCCAATCATTTATTGGATTATTATCTTTAACAGATAAGAAGCCAGCACAACACTTATTTAATAAACTTAAACCTTCAGACTTAGACATACTACCACTCTCTAATTGATAGTTAATATCATTAATAGAGTCCAGTAGGCTATCCATGTCGTACATATCATTATTCTTTATTATCATATTACATTCTCCTTTATATTAAGACCACACCTAATATGTATTGGTCATTACTATTATATTACCCTGTTTAAATCTAGTTGTAAACCTATTTATAAATTAATTTCAAATTATATTTAAAGACTCCACTCTATACTATACACACCACACACTACTACTTGATTAAATATCTATTTAAACCTATCCACTCCCTCTCTCGTATACCTATACCCACACCTCCTGGTCCCAGCGATTCAGCCCGACGCCCAGGGCTCGTTGTCTATATACTCTGGCTTAAGCCCTTGTTATTAAAGGATAAAATCACTTGGTCCTAATGCCCTGGTCCCTGGGGCCCGGGGGCGAAGTCCCGCGCCGCGGCTCTAGTTACACGTACTAGGGCATTGGGGCGGGGGTAGTTTACGCTATCTGCATTTATCCGACACCATATTGAGGTATATAAGGGAATTAATTTTTATTTATTTTATCAAGGTTGTAAGAATGCCAATAAATACAATATGCCAATAAGTCCAAGGAAAATTATATTACGTTTACAGGATCTGATGTTTACTGTATAATATATATAAAGGAGAATTCTATGGCTATTAAAGGTGGCGCTAGGCCTGGATCCGGGAGACCGCCGGGCAAAGCTAATAAGCGAAGTCAAGAGATACAGGATCGATTAGACGCTTTAGAGTGTGATCCAATCGAAGGCATGGCAATGATAGCTATGGATCCTAATACAGATGACGCTTTGAAGCTTCAATGTTACAAAGAGCTTGCACAGTACATAGCTCCAAAAAGAAAAGCAATCGATATGGAAGCTACTATGAATGGTCAGGTGACTATTGAAGTAGTTCGTTTTTCAGAACTGGAAAAAGATGACGAAGATACAAGTACCGAGTAACTGGGCCCCTCGTCCATATCAAATGCCTATGTGGGATTTTATGGAGAACGGCGGCAAACGAGCTGTATGCGTATGGCATCGAAGAGCAGGCAAAGATCTGTGCAGTATTAACTGGTGTGCGGTATCAGCCTTAACTAGGCCAGGATTGTACTGGCACTTATTCCCTACATATGGTCAAGGTCGTAAGATTGCCTGGGATGGCATGACACGCGATGGCCGAAAATTCTTAGACCACTTTCCAAAGGAGATGGTAACAGCAGTTAATAATACGGAGATGAGGTTAACATTATCAAATGGGTCAATCTTTCAGGTGGTGGGCACCGATAACGCAGATAGACTCGTTGGGGCAAATCCCGTTGGAGTGGTGTTTTCTGAATATTCCATCCAAGATCCCAGAGCATGGGATTACATTCGTCCCATCTTGGCGGAGAATGGAGGATGGGCGCTATTTATTTATACCGCTCGAGGTCGAAATCATGGATACGACTTACTAAACGTAGCCAAGCGAAACGAATCTTGGTTCCAGCAGGTCTTATCTGTAGAAGATACCCGAGCAATTCCTATGTCAGCTATTGATGACGAGCGTGCTGCAGGTATGCCAGAGGAAATGATCCAACAAGAATTTTTCTGCTCCTTTGATGCTCCATTAGTAGGATCTTACTACGGTAACCCTATGGCGAAACTTCTAGCTGATGGCCAAATTACTAAGGTTCCTTACGATCCTGTACTTGAAGTTCATACTAGCTGGGATCTAGGCATAGGTGACTCTACAGTTATTTTATTTTTCCAAATGGCTAATAATGAAATACGACTTATAGACTATTATGAGAACCAAGGTGAAGGTTTACCTCATTATATTAAGACACTACGCGAAAAAGAGTATGTTTACGGAGAACACTACGCTCCGCACGATATAAAGGTACGAGACTTTAGTACAGGTAAGTCTAGGCTTGAAGTCGCGCGAGAACTCGGCGTAAGGTTCCGTGTTGTAGCTAATTTGCGCATTGAAGACGGTATTGAGGCTGTTAGGTCTGTATTACCGCGTTGTTACATAGATGAAGACAAATGCAGCCATCTTATAGAAGCATTGCGCCAATATAGGAAAGATTACGACGAAAAGCACCTTACATTTAAAGATAGGCCTTTACACGACTGGACATCACACCCAGCAGACGCTTTTAGGTACATGGCCCTAGGTATTCGCGACCGTATAAACAAAAACATGGCTAATTTGCCTAGACAAACAGAGTCAGAGTACGAGATATTTAATGCTTATTAGAGACTTTACCGCAGATGACATGCCACAAATTATTGCTCTTGGCAGACAAATGCATAAAGAATCGTCTTATAATGGTCTAGACTTTGATGATGATACGGTAATGGATTTAGCAGATCAATGGCTATCTAACCCAGAAATCTATTTCTGCCGAGTTGCTGAGGATAAACAAAAAGAAATCTTTGGGATGTACGTCGGGTTAATTTCGAGTTACTATTTTGGTAAGGACCTAGTTGCTAACGACCTTTTGCTATTCGTAGCACCAGATCGAAGAGGATCTATTGCAGCTGTTAAGCTTATAAAAGAGTTTGAACAGTGGGCAAAAGACAAAGGTGCTGCCGAAGTAAGACCTGCTCTTTCAACCGGAGTTAAAGTTGAAGAGACAAAGCAATTATACGAAGCTCTGGGGTACGAGGCTGTAGGGTTTACTTTTAACAAACGACTATAAGGAGAAGCATTATGTGTGGAGGCGGATCAAGACCAGCCCCAGTTGCCAAGGCGGCCGAAGCCCCTAAAAAGGTAGATACAAAGAAGGCTGTTGACGACTTAACAGAATCAGAAAAACGGCGTAAAGGTACTAAGTCTACAATTCTCACCGGTGGTGACGGAGTAGAAATGGAGCAGATTAAGAAAAAGAAGCTCCTAGGAAGCGCATCTGAGACATTAGGTAACTACTAAAATGAGAACTGAAGACCAGATCAATAGCATCATTAAGCGTCTTCAATCGCTTGAGAGTCATCGCGCACCATGGGAAGCCATGTGGCAAGACTGCACTGATTACGTTAATCCTAGGAGAGGAGACTTTAAAGCTAAACAAGCTAGAGGTTCTTCAACTAGATTTGATAAAGTCTTTGACTCTACCGCCCCGTTAGCTAATGAGCAGCTTGCTTCTGGCTTACATGGTCATTTAACTAATACCGCAGAAAGATGGTTTAGCCTTAGAGTACCTGGTATAGAACCTTCTGACTCTATCTCTCGCTGGTTACAAAGTACTGTAGATGCAATGTTTGAAAGAACGTTTAACGTTGCAAGTAGTAATTTTATAACCTCTGTACACGAAATGTACTTAGACATTGGATCATACGGAACAGGAGTCTTTTTTACAGAGGACAGGCCTGGTAAGTCCGTAGGATTTAGAAGTTTCCACTTAGCAGACTGTTACGCTATGGAAAACCACGAAGGAGTAATAGATACCCTGTATAGAAAGTATAAGCATACCGCAAGGCAGCTTATGGAACTATACGCTCCTATACTACCTGAAAAATTTAAAGATATAGCTACTAAGAACCCTTTCCAAGAGTTTACTTGTATACACGCCGTTGAACCTAGATCCTCTATAAACTACGATAAGAAAGATAAGAGCTCCATGCCTTGGAAGTCTTGTTACGTTCTTGTCGAAGAAAAGCTAATGCTTAAAGAAGGTGGTTACCAAGAGTTTCCTTACATGGTGCCTAGGTGGTCTAAAACCTCGGGAGAGGTATATGGAAGGTCTCCTTCTATGACATGTATGCCTGACATAAAGATGGTCAATGAGATGATGAAGACCACTATAAGGGCTGCACAAAAAGCAACAGATCCACCACTTATGGTACCAGATGACGGCTTTATGATGCCATTGCGTACTATACCCGGTGGATTAAACTATTACAGATCAGGTACAGCGGATAAGATAGAGCCATTAATTGGTGGCGAGCGTCCTGATATTGGATTAGACTTTATTGAGTCTAGACGAGAGCACATTACTAAATCATTCCACGTTGACTGGATGTCTTTAGCTGAAGGTCCTCAAATGACCGCAACTGAAGTGCTACAACGTCAAGAAGATAAAATGAGACTTATGGGTCCAATGGTTGGACGTTTACAAAGCGAGTTTTTAGGCCCGTTAATCGAGCGCGTATTTGCGGTTATGAACAGACGCGGAGAGTTACCTCAGCCCCCTTCTGATGTTGAAGGTGTAGATCTACAAATAGATTACGTATCACCTGTAGCTAGGGCTCAAAAGTCTACTCTAGTGTTTAACTTTGCTAGATTTTTAGAACAAATGGGACCTTTAACCCAAATGAAGCCTGAAGTATTTGATAATATAGATGCAGACGCTACATTTAGATGGGCGCATAAAACATTAGATGCACCAATGGAAACTCTTATAGACGCTGAAAAAGTTAAAGAGAATAGGCAAGCTCAACAAGAAGCTATGCAAAAACAACAGCAGGCTGAAACAGCACAGCAAGCTGCAGGTACTATGAAAGATATGAGTCAAGCTGCTAAAAATGTAGGACAGGAGGAACTAGTCGGTGACGCAATCGCAGCCCAATCTCAACCACCCGTTGAATAGATCTGCCTTACATACTAGCTATCGGGCAGTATTTTTGTCACCTGATGGTCAGGCAGTACTTAATCACTTAGCTACTATAGGGTACGTTAATGACGCAACTTATGTAGCTAATGATACCCACGAAACAGCGCATAGAGAAGGCATGCGTCGTATTGTGATTAGCATACTGAGGTTCGTAGA